AAGAATCTGCTCGGAACCTTCATATGAAATGCTAGGGAAGACAATTTCTTTTATGGTCGAATTGAAATATGATATAGGATCGATATAAGGGATCCAGTTTTTTTCCATGTATTTTTTTAATTTTTCGTCAACTTCTTTTGCTATAAAATCCGTCGGAAATTGGAATAAAAATTGATTACTGGCGCTACTTATTCTCATATTTTAAAATTTTTTGTTGGAAATTAAAATCGAAATTTATATTTTAATATATATATTAAAAAAATATTCCTATGATTTCAGAAAAAGAAATAATGATTGAAATAAAAACTAATTCTTTGATATATTATTATAAAAAGTTAGGATATGATGTTAAAAATAGAAGTATAATTGTAGTACCGATTGATCATTTACCGAAAGGGTCGCACGTCGAAATAACTGGTATTTGTGATATATGCGGCAAAGAAAAAAAAATGATGTATAAAACATATTTATATTTGATATCAAAAAATGATATATATTACTGTAAAAAATGTTCAGAGCAAAATAGAAATAAAACTATGAAAACTAAATATGGGCACGAACATGCTCTTCAGTGCGATATTTTTAAAAAAAAGCAAAAAGAAACTTTATTGAAACATTATGGAGTTGATCATCCATCTAAATCAAAAATAATAAAAAATAAGTTTAACACTACTATGCTAGAAAAATATGGTGTAAAAAATGCATTGGAAAACAAACAAATAAAAGATAAAATGTTATTAAAACAAATAAAAGATAATAATGGCGTATATTTTGTCCAAACTGATATTTTTAAAGAAAAAAGCAAAAATACCTGCTTAGAAAAATACGGCTCGGAATACTATCTACAAACTAAAGATAAGCAGGATAAATCTAAATTAACATGCTTAGAGAAATATGGCGTCGAATATTCATCTCAATATGAAGAGATATTGAATAAAATATTAAAAACGTCCAAGAAGATGATAAAATATAAAAATACTAATTTATTTTATCAAGGTTCTTATGAAAAAAATTTTCTAGAATTATGCGAAAATTTAAATATTCTAGATAAAATAAAGCGAGGATTTTCTATAAAATATAAATTGAACGATAACGAATTTATATATTTTCCAGATTTTTATTTGGAAAGATTAAACATGATAGTTGAAATCAAATCTAGTTATTGGTATAAAGCACACGAAAATAAGAATATTGCAAAACAAAAAACTTGTGAGGAATTGGGATATATTTATTTATTAATTATAGATAAAAAATACATGGATTTTTATAAAAAAATAATTAGTATATTGCTCTAATAATTTTATATATCAGTTGTATTTTTAATAAAATCATTTTCTTCCGTTGTATTAGTCTGAAAATCTGTTATATTTTCAACCTGTTGGTATTTAACACCTTCGTCACGATACCTTTTTAATGACAAAACATCTAATTTATCTATATAAGGGCTGACTAATAATTCCCTGTATAATGATTCTGAAATTTCAGTAGCAATTATTATATTATCTTTTATAAAAACCACGGTGCCTCCGCTGTTGATAATTTGATCTTTAATATCGTCATCATATGTTAAATTTCTAAATATTGAACTTTGCGTCGATGCTGCCATTTTAATAATTATTTTTCCTTATAATGCTTTTCCGTCAATTTCATTTGTACCAGATGATATCCTTAATGATCCACTAGTTCCGTCCATTCCTATTGTTCCGTTTGCGTTAATAGTTTCGCCTATAAAAACTTTGGAGATATCTAGTTGATCTATTAAACCGGTATCTACGTCGCCATACTTTTTTAATGGTAAAGATTCTATGTATTCTATGTATGGATTATTTTTTAATGTAATGTACAAAGGTTCACTAATTTCTGATGCAATAATAACATTGTTATAAGAATATATAACGGTGCCTCCGTTTTTATTGATACTATCTTCTATAGACGAGTTATATCTTAAAATGGTATCGGATGCATTTAACAATTTTATTAAATCATCTAAATTTGCTATCGTTGTTGTTATTGTGGTTCCTGTCATACTTAAAATAGAATTTTACATAATTGATGTGTCTTTATATTTGCTATATATAATAACTGTTCTACCTGCTTTAGGCCATTCCGGTGCCGCTGATTCCGATGCGGTAGTAGTTTGTGATGTTGATGTACCTGGCGATTCAATTACGCTGCTGCTCATATCAGCGGTAACATAATTAGTTTCAGTAAAAATAACGTCTTCATAAAATGTATATGTACCAGAATATAATAATGTTTTTACTTTATTTGATATAATTGTTAAATAAAAATTATCATATCCTTTAGTATATATGGTTTTTAATACATTTAAATCATTTTCTACTATTTTAAAATTTATAATACCATTTTTATAATCATTATCAGCTTCACTGTAAATTTTCTTCTCTATTAATTCAGTATCAGATTTAAATATCAATAATATTTCAGAATTGTTCAATATTTCTGATAAATCATATTGCTTAAAATTAACAGTGCCAGAATCTAGAATTTGTCCAAGTCTAAATTGAATTATATTATCAAATGGAGTTATAACCAAGTTTAATAGCCCCATTCCTTTATAATCGGCCGTAGATGCTGGACTATTAGCAATTATTTTTCCAACTTCTATTAATTGCGGAGAATTGACTTTGATAATTTCTGTCAATAAATTACCAGAAAAATAATCTTTACCTAAAACCAATTCATCTGGTTTAGCATTGTAAATTTTAAGCTTATTAAAATTGGAAGTATTTAAACTTATTAATTTTTTACCATATTTTTGAATATTATCATCTAATCCTATTGTTGTGAATTTTTCTATTGATGACATACTAACCAAATCTGTAACCCTCATTGTAACCTTAATTGCCGCCGTAGTATTTGAAAATGTTAAAACAGGCCTGTATAATATTTTATCACTAAAATTATCTTCGACAGAAAAAGTTTGCTTATTTGTTTGAATATTTTCTTCGTATAGATAAACATCGTATTCAATTTTTATACTACGGCCTTTGTTATCCATTTCTCGAATAAAATTATCCAAATTTTCATTTGCCTCTCCATAGGTACCAAAGATTTCGAAAAAATCACCTTCTGACGATTCTTGTATTGTCACCCCAAGAGTATCAAATTCTGGCGCTTTTGGAAAAGAGGAACGAAACACTTCGGAAGAATAATAATATGTAGTACCCAACACCGTTTCTTTAGTATTCAAATATTGGAAATTGACAAATATTGGTCCTGTCTGACTTAATCCTTCGCCTAGTGTTAAATTATCATTTATACTATTATAATATGCGGTATTTCCTGTATAAGACACATTTCTTTGATTGGACACAAAATTAACCGATGGTATTTCAAATTCAAAATATTTACCCCAATTCTGCTCGTCATATACAAATGGAATTGTCAAGTGTGTCAAACCGGAACTAGTGGTGTTTGTAGAATCAAAAAAGATATTAGACAATTCATAAATATTTTTATTATAATAACCATAAGCAAAAATTTTTAAATAAAAGCCACAATAACCATTAAAGGCAAAATCATAAGAAGTTGGTAAATATATTTTTACGGCGTCATATAATATTGGTGCAGAACTATAATCTTGCTCTTGTAAAAAATTATATTTTACCGTGTCTATCACGGTATATTTTTTTAATACAGGATCTAATTGAAATAAATTGTTGCTTTTATTATTAAGATTAGTTGTAGAAAGAAAATTTCTTTTTTTATTTTCATTCAAATTTGTTATAATTTTATAATTTTCGCTTACATAATGCTCATTATCAAATATCCATTCCATTAGGATATTCGGGTTTAATTTCATAAATCTAGATGCTCTGGCCATTACCGTTATATTCTTTTTTTCTATATATAAAAAAATGAAACTTTATATGATTAAAATATTATATATTTAAAAATAATATTTTGATTATGTCACATTTAGAAAATTCAAACACCGGTTTCGTTATTAGCAGCAATACAGATTCAATAACTTCACAAGGAACCATATATCAAGGGTTGAGCACGGTGCTGGCCGGAACTACAACGGTATATCCAAGTGGAACAATATATCCAGGAGGAACAATAACTATTGCGCCTCCAATATGGCCAACCACCTCCCCCTATACAAATACGCTTCCGTGGTCTACTGATACGGTTTACATAAATCCACTTTCAAAATTATATTATGAAATTAATTTCGAGATAGATAAAAAAGATTTATTAAAAAATAGTATTAGTGGTATTAAAAATAATAAATTTTTATTTAATTGCAAATTTGAAGGAAATAGAATTCAACCATATGAATTTATAATGAAATTGATTGAAGATCATAAAAAATTTTCTGTAAAAGTTAAAGTTTCTGATATATTAACAATATGCTATAAAAATTTACAATTTACGAAAATTGAAAATAATTTAAGTTTTAATGGTGATTGCGATTTTAGTGTGCTTAAAGTTAAATTTAAATATGAAAAAATATTATACGAAAATCATAAACTATCAGAAAAAGAATTAAGAACAGAAAAATTAAAAAAATTATATGATAAAGAAAATTTACAGTTATCTGAAGAAACCACTAACTAAAAATCAAGTTATCATGATGTACATATCTTGGATTATTATGTTTTTAATTATATTTTTAAAAAAATAAATTTAAAATAATTAATGGATATACGCAAACAGGCCAATCATATTTTTATATATATAAATAAAAAATGAGAGAAACAACCTTTATTTATGCGTTAAAAGATCCAAGAACTAATAAGATAAGATATATTGGAAAAGCAAACAATCCAAATGAAAGATATAGTAATCATATAAATAAATGTAGGGACAAAAATACACACAAACGAAATTGGATAAATAATCTTCGTGAAGAGAAATTGAGACCCGTGCTAGAAATATTAGAAGAAGTTCCCATTGACAAATGGATCGAGTACGAAAAAATGTATATAAAAAAATATGCTAATGAGGATTGTGAATTATTAAATTATACAGAGGGCGGAGATGGTAGCACATTTGGAAATAAAGGAAGTTTTAAAAAAGGAGACGGCGCTAAAAAAATTATCATGATGGATAAAGAAGGAAATTATATCAAAAGTTTTAATAAAATAGGTGATGCGGAAAAAGAATTGCAAACTAATGGATCTGTAAGCGGTGTTCTCATCAAGAATCAAAAAACTTGTAAAGGTTATTTATTTTTATATGAAAATGAATATAAAAATATGAATAGTGATGATATTAATAAATATATTAATTCGGCAAAACCTAAAATAAAAAAATCAAATATAACATCCTATAAAGAAGTTGAAATATTTCAGTATGATTTAAAAATGAATTTTATTACAAAATGGAAATCTTTAGCGGAAGCATCAAAATCATTAAAAATAAGTAAACCAGCTATTTGCCTATGTGCCAAAGGCAAAACTAAATCTTCGGCAGGCTTTTTTTGGTCATATAAAAAAATTAATTAAAAAAACATGAGAATAATAATTTTAAATGGTTCTGCGAACCGGGGGAAAGACAATTTTGCAAATTTCTTTAAAAAGCATTACAAATATGTTTGCCTAAACTGGTCTACGATAGATCAAGTTAAGATGGTTTCAAAAAAATATTTTGGTTGGGACGGCAAAAAAACGGACGATGCTAGAAAATTTTTATCGGATATAAAAAGAATTTGGAGTGATTATAATAATGGACCATTTGACAATATGGTTAAGCAAATATCCAAGTACAATCGTAATCATAAGAAAGATAGGGAATACACAATCTATTTTATACATTGTAGAGAGCCTCGCGAGATTCAGAAATTTGTTGATAAGTACGGTAATAAATGTATTACTATTTTATTAACAAGGGAT